GATGCACCAAAAGGATATGAGTATACTCGGCTTAATAAAGCATATACTCAATTTAAATATTTCTTTAAAGGACCAGTCGCAAATGGTATGAAACCCTTAAAGAGAGAAGGATTATTTCTTAATCTATTAGAATCACTTAATCCTGAAGAAGCAGACTTATTAGTTGCAGCAAAAGATAAGAATATGAAATATAAAGGTATCACCAAAAAAATGGTAAATGAAACCTTTCCAAATCTTATTGTAAAATAAACCTTTACAAATACCATATTTTATGGTATAATATATATTATGAACATTTTTATACTTGACAACGATCCCGTAATTGCAGCACAAGAACAATGTGACAAACATGTTGTTAAAATGATTGTTGAATCAGCTCAAATGCTATCAACTGTTCATCGTATGCTTGATGGTGTTATGGAACGTAGACCATCTAAGTCAGGCGCAATGCTACAATACTGGAAACTTAACGATCAAAGAGAAAGTATACTCTATAAAGCATGCCATTTTAATCATCCATCAACAGTATGGACAAGAGAATCAAAAGCAAATTATCAATGGCACTATAAACATTTTATTGCTTTATGTGATGAATATACATATAGATATGGTAAAGTTCATTCCACTGATACAAAATTGAGAATAGCTTTACAACAAATACCAACAAATATTCCTGAAAAGCATATGACACCATTTAAACTTGCAATGGGTTCAAATCCAGAATGTATACTTGAAGACGCAGTTGAATCTTACCGTAGATTCTATGAAACAAAACAAAAAAGATTTACGATGGTATGGACAAAAAGACCAGTGCCAAAATGGTTTAATGCGCTATAAAATATACGAATATCGATATACATTTAAAGGTAATTTTGCTTATGCAGCAAACTGTATAGAACATGCTCTTGATCTAATGGGACATGAAAGAGTAGAAGAAGATGCTGACCTACATATATACAATCATACTTGTAGAGATTTAGAACCTGATATGCCAGAGAATTCTATTATCTTTAAACCAACAGCTCCTACAAGTAAACATTTTCAAATAGATACCTTAGGATATGCAAACAGCGGATTTTATACATTTAATGAACCTGATTATAAAAACAGAGTCGTTGATAATACTGAATGGAATTATATAAATGATTTAATAGAACAGAGAGCTAATAAATGGGATGACTCAATATTACTTAAATGGAAAGATGTTAAAGAAGTAAGAGATGATCATATACTTATTATAGGTCAAATGCCAGAAGATGAAACAGTACATGGCTTTGGCTTTGGTGATCATTGGAAAAAAATGTGTATGATTATCGATAAGCTAAAAGACGAAAACTTAGTAATTAAATTACATCCAAGAATAGCAAAAGCTTCTCATATTATAAGAGATTTAAATAAACAAATAGAGCAATGGAAAGATGCTGGTCATCAAGTCATTACAGGTTATGAATCAATCCATAGTGTATTACCTAAAACAAGATTAGCTATTGTAGAAAATACAACAGCAGGAATAGAATGTATGATGCATGATGTTCCTATCATATCGCATGGATATCCTGACTACCATTGGATAACAAAAGATTTAAGAATACTTACTGAATTAAAAGGATATATAAAAGATATATCATGGTTTAATCAAGAACGATCTAGACAGTTTTTAATCTGGTATATATATGATTATCTATGTTTTGATATACCATCAACATATAATAGAATAGGAGAAATATTAGATGCCAACATATGAATTTAAAAATACTGAGACAGATGAAGTCTTTGAAAAGATTATGTCTTATGACAGTAAAGTAGAGTATTTAAAAGATAATCCACATGTACAATCACATTATACAACAATGAACATAGATCATGATGGTGGTAAATCGGTTCTTTCAAGAGCTGGTGATGGATGGAAAGAAGTACAAAATAGAATTAAGAGTGGAATGCCACCAAGATTACGGGACAATATAAAAACAAAATGAGAAAAGAAGAAATAGTTAAACTCATCGAAAATCTTCAAAGCGAAGATAAAGGTGGAGAAATAGAAGGAATATTTTATGATAGATATGGCGGAAGGATCATTACTGATTCTATTAGGATTGACATGGATAGCGGTAGAATTATACTGGTACAAAAGGGATCGGAAAACTACGAAGTCAACAAAAAAAATTGGCAACAGGAGATAAGCTTTAATGTCAAAGACTAAAGAAGAAAAGCTTTTACAAGTTGTTAACTTATCACCAGATGAAAGCTGGATAGAAAAAATCGTCGACGTACATCCAATGAAACAAGTAGCGATTATGACAGTCGTACAAGCTCTTGTATTCTTTTTTATGCTAGGAGTAATGGCATTTACTAATTTATTTTTATGAAATTTATACATGAACCAGCAGATCTTGGTTATAACGATCTTGAAGCAGTCACAGGAGATAAAGGTAGATTCTATACAGATCCAGAGGGAAATAAGTATGCATCAGTTACTACAGTTCTTTCAATTCTTTCAGAAGAAGCAATACAAGCGTGGCGTGCACGCGTAGGCGAAGAAGAAGCAAATAGGATATCAAAGCAAGCAAGCTCAAGAGGAACAACCGTTCATAATATAATAGAAAAATATATTGCAAATGATCCTGAATATATTAAAGATGAAATGCCACATAACATACAAACATTTAAAGATATACAACCAATCTTAGATGAAAGCGTTACAAAGGTATATCAACAAGAAGCTCCGTTATTTTCTAAGCATTTAGGATTAGCTGGAAGAGTAGATTTAGTCGGCCAATGGAAAGGTGTTGATTCAATTATTGATTGGAAAACATCTCGTAAACTCAAAAAGAAAGAATGGATAAGTTCATATTTTATGCAATGTGCAGCTTATGCTATTATGTGGGAAGAAAGAACGAGTGTACCTATTAAACAATTAGTTGTATGTATTGCTGGTGATGAAGGACCACAAGTCTTTATTGAAGATAGAGATAATTGGACAAAGGAGTTAATTAATACAATTAATGAATATAAACGAAGAAAACTATTTGGGAGATAGAAATGGCAAATTATAGAGGAAGACTTTTAGAAACTATAAAAACATCAGCAAAAGCTAATGTTGATAGACATTTGATGAATGCAGAAGTTTTACTTGGTAGTCACGTTGGAGTTGCAGAACACAGCGATATGATGGAAACTATTGAAAAAGAACTTTTAGAAGTAGCTAAATACCAAGATATATTAGAATCAATAAAACTAATAGGCAAATAAAACTTATAAATAGATATTTACATTTACTTAAAAGTATGGTATAATATATCTATGAAAAAGTTTAACGAGTTTTTAGCTGAAAGAGCTGGCAAAGGCTTAACTGTCTTTGATATTGATGATACATTATTTGTGTCAAAAGCTCGTGTACTTGTAAAGAATACAAATACTGGAAAAACTAAAGCTTTAACTCCAATGGAGTTTAATAGTTATAAGTTAAGAAAACATGAAGAGTTTGATTTTGGTGAATTTAAATCAGCCAAGATCTTTTATCAAACTGCTACACCAATTGGTCGTATGGTACAAAAGGCCAAAGCAATTATAAACAATGCAACTAAAAAAGGTTCAAAGGTTATTATTGTAACAGCAAGAAGCGATATGGATGATAAAGATCTCTTTATTAAAACATTTGAAGCTCACGGTATACCAATGAAAAATGTATATGTTGAAAGAGCTGGAAATATGAGTGGTAAAAATAGTGCAGCCAATAAAGCGATTATTTTTAGAAAGTATTTAAAAACCGGTGAGTATGCAAGAATAAGACTCTTTGATGACCACAAAGAAAACCTTCAAGCACTACTTGATTTGAAAAAAGAGTTTCCTACAGTAGAAATGTTTGCTTATTTGGCAGACCTAAAAGGAAGCGTAAAGAGAATAAAATAATGCCTATAAAATTAACAAAGAGCGCATCTGTACGTGATAGAGCTACAGGAAAAGTAACAGTACAACATGATTATATTAAATCACACTCAACAAAAGATTTAATTGAAAAATATAACACTGGTACTAAACCAAAAGTTAAACAAAAAATTAAAAATGAATTAGTAAGACGTGGTGGTGTGGTATTTAAATAATGGCTAAACCAAGAACAAGTGGTATCAGTGGTATTACTCCAATTCGAAAAGGTACTTCAATAGGAAGAAATCCTAAATCGAGAGCAACCATGAATAAAGCTAAAAAGAGAAGTTTTAAGAAATATCGTGGACAAGGAAAATAAAATACCAGAGAATACTATTCGTATTAGTTGCTCAGTAGATATACCATATGATCATAATGTATTAAATTATGGAGATAAATCCAGAAAGATATTATTAGATTATATTAAAAATGGTGGATATTATGTCGTCACAAATGGACCGAATAAAAGAAGTACTTAATTTAGAGGAGTACAAAAAGAAACAAAAGAAACAATTTAGAAGAAAGATTCTAAGTACAATACTTGCAATAGGACTTATTACTGGAGCAGTATTATTTTGGATATATTATGGATAATAAACAATGGCATGGTGGAAAAGGATCAAAGAGAAGAAATTCAAATGATTCTTTATACGCAGATAATTGGGAAAAGATCTTTGGTAAAAAGAAACCAGAAGTCACTGTGCGTAAAGAAACACCAAATCATGCCACTACACAAATTCACAAAGATCAGACAAAAGTCATACCGAGAAGGTATAAATATAATAACGAGGAACAAATATGAGTATAGATATAGATCAATTTGATTTTGGTTTTACAGCTGTTGATGAAAACGAACTCGAAGCTGTACAGAAATTATCATCAGAAGCTTCAACAGTTGCAGCATCTGCAGAAATAAACGAAGAAAAACTTAATAAACTTTATAATGCTATATTGCCTCTCTTATCAAATTTAAAAGCAAACCCAGAAAAGGATTATATCTACTGGCCAAATAGAACAGAAAAAGTAGAAGCCTTTGAAGATTTAATATCAGGGATAGTTAAATAATGGCTCAAATACCACAAACAAATGTAAGCATGGCTGCTATTAATACAGAAGTTACTAGTGTTAATAGTCATTCACTTACCACGCTCTCAACTAATGCAATTCCAGGAGGCGGAACATCTACTGTTGACGGTAATACTCCTCATGGAATGGGTGAGTTTCGTGGCTATATAGACAGTTTTTGGCCATCATCAGCACCAGGTAGTATTACCACAAATGAAACCTTTATCATGGATGTCGATGCTGTCGACGAGTTGGGAAATGATGTTGTTGCAGCTACAGTTTTAAATATGTCTTTAAACACTACAAATAAAACACTTTCTTGGTTTTTTGGAAATGACGCAGATGGATGCTTTAATGATGATGGAACTTCTACAGAATCCACGGATAACACAAATACAAATATTATAACATATAATGGAACAATTACTAGTTTAGAAGCTAGAATGGTTTATACAAGTTTAACACATCAATATTCAGGCGGTGGAGATGGTTTTACATCTAACTCTTTTGCTGGTAGGTCTTGGGCCGCTCATCATATAAGCAGCCACATGGATGGTTCATCACTTAGTAATAATGGTGATGGTGCTTCGAGTGGAGTACAAAAAACCAAACTTTCCGGAACCGATAGCGTGGCAACAAGATCGCCATTATCAGGAACTTATGGATATAAAACAATGAGAACTACCACTGGTAATTGTTCTATTGGAATGTTTGCTACATGTGAAGATGTATCCAACAATACATTTGATTATTCAAGTGCTTACATAGGCCCAGATTCCACTGGCTCTAGTATATATTGGCAAATAAGAGCAAATAGCAGTGAAGTTTTGACAATATATACTAAAACAGCAGATAGCACTGCTCGATTATATGCAAATACAAATAACCTACCTACAACATAATGTATGGGAAAAATTGATAACTTTATACAATGTGTCAAAGACTATAATTTAATAGAAGTATTAAATGATTGCGAAATATATTTATGGAGTAATTTTCCATTTAATGCAACAAAAGATATCGATATCATTTTAATTGGAGAACCTACAAATAGTTTAGGCAAAAGAGTTAAAGATTTTAAGGAATATTGTGTAGGTAAATGCATGCCCATTGATATACAAGTTTTTAAAGATACAAAAGTATTTGCTAAAATAGAAGAATATAATAGAACTGGTGATATGGATTTAAGTAATATTGAAAAATATAAACTTGAAGAAATTCCATCTAATAGAATTTATAGAGATAGACCTTCTAAAATAAATGATTATTTTTGGGAATTTAAATTACTAGGCGTTAATAATAAATATAAGTGGAGATATGGTAAATTAAATTTACACTATCCAATAGAAATACAAGATTTTATAAAATTAGTATTTAATATAAAAAATCCGGATATATATAATATACCAGGAAAGGATAAAGATGTTATCACTAGGGACAATATGCAAAAAGAGTTTTTGCAAGAAATGAGGAAAGGAAATATGGACTCGGATAAGTTAAAAGAACAATTAAAAATAGATGAAGGAGTAGTTTATGAAATTTATAATGACCATCTTGGTTATCCAACATTTGGAATTGGCCATCTCATCTTAGACACAGACTCAGAATATGGGTTACCAACAGGTACTTCAGTCTCAGAGGATAGAGTTAATGAATGTTTTTTAAAAGATTTACAAAATGTAATACACGACTGTAAAAAATTACATGATGGTTGGGACGGTTATCCTGAAGAGGTAAAACAAATCGTTGCAAACATGATGTTTAATATGGGACTCACGCGCTTGAGCAAATTCAAACGCCATAATGCAGCGCTGCAATGTGGTGATTGGAAGGAGGCTGCCAAAGAAGGCAGAGATTCGAAATGGTACACGCAAGTGACAAACAGAGCCGAAAGGCTAATGAAGAGACTCGAGGAGATCTAAAAAAACCGAAACATAAAGGTAATTTTTGGTGTCATGAGAGAAAGGACTTTTTCAAATGGGAAGAGTTCATTAATTATAACTATAAGACCTAGGAGGTATATATTATGGATTTAGCATTCATAGTGATTGGAGGAATTTTAATAGCAGCAGTAGCATTTGCTGTATATGATAATTCCAGACCTGCGTCAGGAGTTAGAGCAAGAAATGAGAAAGGACATTTTGTAAAAGATGATCTTTCTACTCATCACAGAAACGAAGCTTATAAAGATGGTAAAACACCACCTAAGAAAAAAGCTCCAGTGAAGAGAAAACCAGCAGCTAAGAAGCCTGCTGCTAAGAAAGCTCCAGCTAAACGCAGAACCAGAAAAACAGCAACTAAAAAATAAGTTGCAACAGGAACTATTTCTGTATAAATAAAATAGAAATGGTAAGACATTAATCTTACTATGTAAATCTAATGGAGAATATAATGAAAAATTTATTTACTCTGTTCGCTGGATTAGTTCTTATTACGAACTGTGCTTCTATTGGAAGTGTCGTAGAAGGAACAAAGGAGTTTACAACTGGAGTTGTTGACGGTGCTGTAAAAGGTACTTCAACTGTTGTTTCAGCTGTAGCTTCAGATGTAGTCTCTACAGGAGAATTCGTCGTTGAAACAGCTGTTGATGTAGGTAAAACTGCAGTCAATACTGGTACTGGAGTTGTTCAAAAAGCAGCTAACAGAATCGATGAAGAAACTGATAAGTTACAATCCCCTCAGCCTGAGGGAAAGTAGCTTGGTCTCTCTTTCCACAATATCCTAAACAAAAAAAGGATGTCGAAAAAGAGAGAGTAGTAGTTGGAGAAGCAACTAATGATATAACAATAATCATTAAAATTGTGAAACGCTACTGTACGCAATATCCGGAAGAGTGCGAACAATAATATTAAGGGATCTTTTTAGGTCCCTTTTTTTATACCTAGAGGTTTAGACCTTATAAATAATACCGTATGGAAGAGATATTTACACTTATATCAGATGTAGGATTACCTATCGCTGGTGCATTAGTAATGGGATTCTTTATCTTTACTATTATCAAACAAATACTAGAAGGTGTTGTTGATGATATTAAGACGCTTACTATATTCTGCGAAAGTTTAGAAAACAGAGCAAGAACAATGAGTAATGAAATGGTCAAGATTGACTTACTCGTAAGTAGCGCATTAGAATTAAGACCTGACATCGGCCGAATAGCTCGTGCTGAGAATTTTGTCGAAGATGGTAAACTTGACGTAAGAAGAGATTAATATGGAAATTGCTGATTTAATAGCCAATTATGGCTTTCCTACTGTTATGGTTGTGGGTTTAGGATATTTTGTTTACTTTGTTTGGAATTTTATAAGTGAACACTTAGATCCAGC